GCAATCTCACCGCCAGTAGGTTGTTGCATATAATTAGCAAACCATTTACTAGGAGATATACTAGCTTTTACTTTTTCTAATTCATCTAACGACCAAAAATTACCCCATAAAGGATTACCGCTAGGTAATATAGCAGGGAACTCTATAATTTCCCATTGATCTGCATTTTCATCGGTAGCCATCTTTTTAATTAATTTACCTGTTAAATCACGTTTTGACCAACGGGTCATTACAATAACTATTGCTCCTCCGGGCTGTAGCCTTTGTCGAGGACCTGTCATAAACCATTCATAAGTATCATCTAAAGCTTTTTCTGACATTGCGTCTTGTTCAGAATGTGGGTCATCAATAATAAATAAGTCTGCTCCCCTACCGGCTAACGCACCACCAACACCAGCAGCAAAGTATTCACCGCCTTTAGACGTATTCCATTTACCGGCTGATTTAGAATCTGCTTTTAGCGATGTATCAGGAAATAATTTTTGATATTCTTCACTATCAATTAAATCCCTAATTTTTCTACCAAAATTAACTGCAAGGTCTGCAGTATGGGTTGCTTGTATAATTTTTAAATCAGGTTTTTTACCTAATAAATAAGCTGGAAAATAATGTGAAGCAAACTCAGATTTAGTATGACGGGGTGCCATATTAACAATAACTCTTTTAGTTTTACCTTCGGCTATCTCGTCAAAGACTTTTGCCATCTTTTTATGGTGTTCACCTTCTATAAAACTATCCCATAGGGTTTTTACAAAAGTTAAAAAATTTGAGGTAGCCGCTTCTCTATTATGCCTACGTTCAAGTTCTTCTAATAATAAAATATATTCTTTAGCTTCGTTTTCGCTAAGATGAGAAAGGTCAATATTTTGTAATTGCTCTATATGAGCCATGCTTTTTATGTATTAGATTTTATTCTATCTAAAGCTGATAATAAACCGCCTTTGGCTAAATTACTTTTTCTCATGTAACTTTCACCTACTATTTCAGCCATATCGGGGCTTGCACTACGTGTGTATTTTCTAGACTTAGATTTAAAAGTAGTTGCTTTTGGAACGTTTTTTAATATATCGTCAAATTGTTCTAAAGCTATAACATTTTTATTTAAAATCCCAGAACCGGTAAACATAGGGTCTGCGTCTTCTATAGTTTGTGTTCTTTTTGCTCTAGCTGTTAAATCAGCAATTTTAGGTTTTAAAAATTCTGCTGCTTCAGTTTTATCTTTACCTGTTAGTTTATTAAATTCTTTAAAAACTTTTTGCATAGCAGGTAATATATCATCTAATAAATTTGTAGGTAATAACTTATTTATTTTAGTAAATTTTCCAGGACCCAATACATTCATTATCATTGATTCTATACCTGTAGAGCCTACAGGTTGCATTAAAGCGTCTAAACGATTTGAAATGGCAGGAGCTCTTTTAATGATTTCATTCATTTGAGAATTACTTAAATCAGCCATTAGGGGGATACCACGTTTTTTAAGCTCTAGCTCAATTTGTGGTTTTATGTTTTCTGCTAATTTGATTAGTTCTGGTGAAACTTCTGCCATAATTTAATTATATATTAGATACGTATACAAAACCTATAATAGCACCTAAAATTAAAATGGCAAATAAGTAATCACCTAAAGAATAATTATTTTCTTTAGGTTCTTGAACATAAGCTTCATTAATATTAGGTGTGGAAGGGTCATCAGCAATATATCGACCTTTAGCTGTTCTGGCTCTTTTCTTTGTCGTAGAAGCAGCTTTTGCTGTTGATACAGCTTGAGCCACTGCTTTTTTACGTTGTTTATTGCTCTTTACTTTCGTCATAATATTATCTCCTTAATAATTACTAATTTTGATTATATTCCAAAAGTGGTAATAGGTAAAATTTTATTTGTAAAGTTACTACCATTGAGTCCGCCCAATAAGGGAGGGTGGGTGGGACGGTCCCTATAAGCGTAGTTTATGGGGGTGGGGGGTGGTTATAAGTTAAGCGTATATTGGTTAAACGCTATGAACCTTATACAAGCGGTCTTTAGTATGTAAGTAAGCACTAACTTACAGTTTTAAAAATAAAAAAGGGCAAAATTAATTGCCCTTAATTAAGCTTAGCGGTTTACACTAATTTATAAACACCGCAGTCAGCTAAAGCAGTTTTGTAATGAGCTACTACTTTAACTATAGGTTGTGTAGTTTTAAAGCTCTCACATTTTGCTAAAGCCTCTAATAGCGTTTCACTATCTATAATAGGGCTATTAGATTTATTAGCTATATCAACCATACAATTAATAATAGCTAATACTTGGCTTGACTTACCTTTATAAGCTTGAGGGTTAATAAGCTCAAACGTAGAGCTAGTTGAACCTCTAAAGGCAGTTTGTTTAACATTCTCAAACAAAGCTTTTTTAGCGTCTACAGCCTCAATAGCTTGTTTAATAGTTTGTTTATCTTTTTTCATATTTTTTCTCCTATATATAATTGATTAAAGATACTTATTATATTAAGGATATTTTACTAATAGTCAAGCGTATAAGCGTAAATAATACTATTTATTTTAAGCTTATATTTAAGCGTAATAAACTATAAATAAGCGACGAGGGACGAGTTACGAACGACGAGCGACGAGTAGCGATGCGACGATAGACGAGGATATTGGATATTGGATATTGGTTGATTGGTTGGTTGGACGAAAGACGATTGGATGATTGGACGATTGGACGATTGGATTGGATAAAGAAAAGGGATCCGAAGATCCCTTAATCTTAAAATGTAATTAAGCTATTAACTCAATACATGATCTTTCGACCAATGCTTTTTGGTAATGTCTTATTACTTTAATCACAGGCTGGACGGTTTTGAAATCGTCAACTTTTTGTAAGAAGTCAACAACATCTTCAACTGACGCTACACCTGTTTTATTGGTGCATTGACTAATCGCCCAAAGTATAAGCATCGCCTGTGGAGCCATTTTTGGTATAGACTCACAAGTCAATTTAAAGGCGGTCACTCCTTCGGCAGATCGAACGGTGACATTAGGTTTTTCGAATTTTTTCATAGTTTCTCCTTTTTTAAAATTCGTTTATTGTTAAATAACCCATTTATTTAACATAGGGTATTATAACTTTAAAACTTTAATAAAGTAAAGCGGTTTTTTATCTAGTTTATCCGTCCTGTTTTTATGGTTGCGGGCGACGAAAGACGATTGACGATTAGTCAGTAGACGATTTGACGACTTGAGCTTCGACGATTTTAGGGAAATTGGATTGGACGAGTTGTTCAAGACGTTGGATGATTTCCTCTTTAGGCATAGATTGGATTTGTTGTTGGATGACTTCCCGACGATCGACGTATAAACCACCGGCTTTACCACGATGGACCTCGGCTGTGATGGCAGCAGACAGTTGACCAGTGTCTTTGGCTTCTTCTCTCAAGTCATATAGTGCTGCAAGATGAGAATCCATGCTCACCTGAGCCCTGTCTTGCAACTTAATCGATTGGTCTATAAGGTGGTTTCGGACTACTGGGTTATGATTTAGTAACACGCTCCCTTGTCTTTTGGCTGCATTACGGTTTTTAGTATAACCTGCTTTTATAGCTGCTTGGGTAGCACTTTCACCTTTTAAATACTCTCTAACAAATAGTTTTTGTTTGTTGTTTAACGGTTGCCAAATCTTACCATCGGTATCTACTAAAGCTTTACCATCATCAGTAGGTTCTAATCTTGTATATTCTAAATCTCTCATTGGTTATTACCCTTGTTGCTACAGTATATATTTCTAATATAAAAATAAAATAATAAAAAGAAAAAGGTTTAATAAAATAAATGAAAGGATAAACATTGGGTTATGTCAATATGTAGTGTGGCCTTAGTAAGCCTCTCCAATATGTAGCGTGGCCTTAGCTGGGTAGTGTATGTTAAATTTTTTGTGGTTTTTTTGTGTGCCTTGGGTTCCTGTTCATGTTCCGGATGTTGTTCCAAGTCAGTGGGGTGCAGATGTTGATCGTTGGTATCCTATTGTTGAGATTGCTCTGGAGTCGTACGGTATTCCTGATGAGATTGATACGTTTATGCGTGTGATGCATTGTGAGTCTCGTGGTGATCCTTTGGCTCATAATACTGTTGTGTATGATAATCCTAAGGATCAGGCTTCTGGTTTGATGCAGCATATGCCTCGTTGGTGGGATGAGCGTGTTGCGTCTGCTGGTATGCCTGGGTATTCGCCTTTTGATCCTGTTGCGAATATTTTTACTTCGGCTTGGTTGTTGACTAGTCGTGGTGGTGGTTGGTCGCATTGGAGTTGTTATGGACTTTGATTTTGATGTTGAGAAGCCTAAGCGTCTTTCGTATAAGAAGCCTAAGTATTGGGTTCAGTGTTTGGATTGTGATGCTATTTTGTCTGATCGTGTTGCTGATCGGTATATGGATTGTCCGTTTTGTGATGGTGCTAATTGGTCTTCTGATAAGTAGACAAAATAGTTACTTTTTTGGGTACTAGGTAGGGCCTCCTAATTCAATTATCTACCTAGTACCCTTCTCTCTTTTTTATTAAATATATTATTATTATTAGTATTAGTAGTAGTAGTTAGTAGTGTTTGTGCTGGTTAGGAGCATTTATTGTGTTAGACAAATTGTTGACAAATTTTAAGCAAATTAGACAAAAAAATGTGCAAGTAGTGGAATGTGAGATATCTTTTTGCGATAGAGATATCTATTCTAAGGGTTTTTGTTCTATGCATTACCAACGTAATCGTCTTTTGGCTAGTCAGGGTATGACAAAAGACAATAATTTTGTTGAGTGGTATTCTGCTATGCATAAGTGGCGTAATTCTAAGACCCATGGTCCTGATGGAGCCCCGTTACCTTGTAGTATGGAGGATTGTGATCGTTTTGTGTATGCTCGTGGTTTGTGTAATCGTTGTTATAATCGTGAACGCCGGTTACATAAATAATAAAAAGAAAAGGTGTTTTAAAAAATGAAAGGAAATGAA